ACTTCCCATGACAAGCTCTCTGCCCTTCACAATTACAAATCCGATTGGTGGAATAGAACCTCGAGCAAACGACGCAACGGTTAATATCAGTGTTGCAAACACAGTATAAATATCTTTATGATTAGCTACTTTACAACAATTGAAATACAAAACGGACAGTATGTGGGAGTTGCGTACAACCAAGGAAATAATTATGTAATTTATCGTTCAAAGCCCTATCAAAGTCAATCAGCAGCTATCACTGATGTAAATACCTTTCTTAAAACTATGAAAGCGCCTGATGCACAAGCAGCTCCTCAACAAACAATTGTTAATACTACAGCCTTACAGCCATTTCAAGGACCGACTAAAAAGTGTTGTGGTCGCTAAGAAGCAAGTTTTAAAATACAGCTAAACCAGTTAATCTCTTTGTCAACGACAATGCTGTCGCGATACATTGCTTCAGAAACTGTTAATAGATAAGAGCTCTTCGTCGTCTTTTCAACGTTATCAGCTTTAAAGATTGACTCAAACATTTCTTTTAAAAGTTGGAGATAATCACTCGAAAATTCCTGCTCTCTTTCAATAATAAATTTTCTTATCTCAACAACATTAGTATTAGATATAATCATTCCAAATACCTTATCAGCAAGATTCTTAACAAGGTTCGCCTTAATGCAAAGAGTTCCTGAATAAGAATACTTTTGAACATCGTTAATAACGCGGCGAATATCCGGATACCCGCTACGAATAAGTTCTATCAGCTTCGGCTTTTCTTCTACTGGGACAACAATTCCTTCCTGCTTAAGAACATGAACCACTCTCTTTAAAACTCCATCAAGAGGAGGATTTAAGTTGAAGATCTGACATCTTGACTGAAGAGCTGGAATAATTTTAAATAGATAATTACATGTAAAGATAAATCTCGTATTTGTTGAATACTCTTCAATAACATTACGAAGAGCTTTCTGTGCATCTAGTGTGATTGAATCACACTCATCTAGGAATACAACCTTAAGCTTACCGTCTAGAGATTTTGTCTGCGAAAACCCAATAACTTTTGTTCGGATTGTATCAATTCCGTTTTCATCAGAAGCATTAATGTATAGATACTGACAATCAAGAATATTTTTAACAATAATCTTTGAAATTGTAGTTTTACCTGTTCCGGGAGGTCCTGCAAACAGTAGATTAGGAATTTCACTCTTACTCTTTAAATCAGTAAAATACTTCCTATCTTCATCAGACAAGATTATATCTTCGACAGTCGCAGGTCTGTATCGCTCAACAAAAAGGTTATTAAACATAAGCTTATTATAGATCTATTTGCCTGAACTGCCAAAACCAAATGCGCCGCGTGACGCTTCAGTAATTTCGTCTGTGAATGATGGTACCATATCAACAAGAGGATAAAAAGCTATCTGTGCAACCCTATCACCTTTTTTAAAAGTGTAATCTTTATAGCTAAAATTATAAATTTGTACGTCCAACGAACCTCTATAGCCTGAATCTATTACACCTAGATGAGGTTGAAGTTGATGTTTAAACCCCAATCCGCTTCTTGGTAAAATAAGATACCAATATCCTGGAGCAATATCTGCAACTTGTAATCCTACAGGGACAATACCATGAAGTCGAGAGCGGATAGTGATATCTTCAACGCAATATAAATCATACCCAGTATCAGTTTCATGAGCTTTTGTGGGTAATTGTGCGTCGTCGTGCGTTTTTACAAATTTAATAAAAGGTTTATTAGTAGCCGTTGCCGATTCAGAATAAATACTATGTGATGTAAGCATATACAAGAGACTAAAATCTTCTATTCGTTAATAAGTTGACGCCCAGTGTTTTCGCCGTTCTTTACTTCAGTGACGGGCTGTACAGTAACATTAACTGCATTGACCTTAAGCCATGAAATAAGTGAATCTTCTTTTTCTGATGGAACGACAAAAGTTCCGTATATTGTGTTAACTGTAATACTCATACTTGTAATATAATATACTAGCAATAAATAAAATCAACGTGATTAACTCATTAGATACCCTTTTAAGCGAATTATCTGGATATAATCCAGTTCAACAAGCAGTTCGTGACACCTCAACACTTGCTGAAGAAGATGTAACAAATTTCGTTATTAAAAAAGCAGGCGAATTAGTTAACATATCTCTAGATTCTGTGAGCGAAATGCGAGATATTGTTATTCAAGGACAAGACCCTGAAGAAATTGCAGCTCTTGCAGGATTAATTTCATCAACAACCGGCGCAATTGAGGCATTGAATAAACTTGTGATTTTACAAAAAAGACAGAAAGGAGCAGAAAAACTTGAACAAATAAAACTTGAAGGAAAGAAAGAAGTTGCGAGAATTCAAGCTACTGCGGCTGCTCCATTAACAAACACAACAAATAACACAACAAATAATGTGCTAGTTATGAATAGAGAAGAAATATTTAAAAAGTTCTTAAACGATGACAAAGAATCTGAAATCATTGAGCTTACTACTGAGATACTCCCTATAGAGGATAAATAATAGATATGGCTAATATTTTTTCACCGACCCTTCCTATAACAGGACCGTGGTATATCTCAAGTGATGACTGGATGGGTGATTCCTTGCAGTATTTTAATGCAAACGTAAATTATCTTGCAACTCTTATTAATACCCTTAGCGCACAGAGTATAAGTCAAACAACTATTATTAATACCCTTAGTACGCAGAATATAAGTCAAACAACTCTTATTAATACTCTTAGTACTAATCTTGTAGCGCTCAGTGCTTACGTCGGCTAAGCACTGCAGCTCTCACAATTGAGAATATTTCTAGCTAATTCCTGAGCAGGATTACTTGAGCGCTGATAATAAAGACTCTTAATGCCTTGTTCCCAGGCGAAAATCATTAAATCACTGACATCTTTCGGCTTTGTTGTGTGAGGAATCATTAAATTCAGTGATTGTCCTTGATCAATAAACTTTTGACGAGCCGCAGCTTGTATTATGATCTCTTTTTGTGAAATTTCGCCAAATGTTTTATAAACAGCCTTTTCATGATCGCTTAAAAATTCTAAATGCTGAATAGAGCCTCCGCGCTTAAGAATTGATTCCCATACTTCATCAGTGTGCTGACTCTTCTCTTTAAGAAGAGCTTTAAGATGAGGGCTTCTAAAAGTAAACTTGCCTTTTGCAAGATCTTTCACAAAATAGTTTCCATTAAGAGGTTCAATTGAAGGTGAAACCTGCCCGAGAATGAATGACGAAGAAGTTGTTGGAGCAACTGCGAGAGTTGTAGTGTTTCGTCGTCCATATCCTTCTAATAGAGGCGGCTCACCAAGAAGTTTTGCAAGCTCTTCTGTTGCTCTGTCAGCCTTTTCGCGAATTGTCTTCCAAATTGTTGAGTTAAGAATTTTTGCTTCCATTGATTCAAACGGAATTGATTTCGCGTGAAGAAGAGAATGCCATCCAAGAACCCCAACACCAAGAGCGCGCTGATTAATTGCAAACTTACGAGGTGCATCCATGAATTTCATATTTTCTGTCTTTTCAATAAATTCAGACATAACTGCATCAAGGAAGTACACGAGAGTTTCAACGGCATCAGTGTTTTTCCATTCTTCCCATTTTTCAAGATTAAGAGAAGAAAGATCACACACAAAAGATTCATCAACTGAGTTTGAAAGAGAAATTTCCGCACAGTTGTGCACTAAAATTTTATTCGCGAAAAAGTTTGCAGTTTTTTCAACAGTGATGTCATAAACAGGTTCGGTTCTTTTGATTCGTCTAATTTTTATCATGATTTGTAAGTATTAAATTGTTATTCTTTTTTATAGTTGCATGCAGTGAGATTATATAATCGGTCTAACTACAACTCTGTATAATATCCGTTTCTTCTAGTTCTTGTGCTTGAATATATCCTCTGTTTTGAGTAAAGATTAAATGCTCAGGTGTACAACGAACTATATTTCCTTTTTCGTCTTCAATTTCAATTAAATCTTCAGACTCACCGGTTTGTGCAAAGGCAGTAATACTTTCATATGTAACAGAAGATGAATCAATATCATATGATCTAACCTTAATATTACTATAAATTTTATTATAATATTCTAAATCTTTAATGGGTATTTCAAGATATGTAATATCATTAATAATTATTTCAATAATAGTATCACCTGTAACGCACAAATTACTGTTATGAATTACAAGTCCTTTATCTTTATATACTTGAGGGGCTTGGTTGTTAGCATTATCAGAAAAGAATATATAAGGATAACCAGACGCAAAGCGCTTCTTAATAATGAGACCCCAAATCTTACGTTTGTGTTTGTCTCCGTCAATTAGATCCTTCATCCACGCATCTGAAATACAAACCCCAATTGATACGTCTTGAATTGTGTTACCAACATCCTTAATTTGCAAAAATTCCTCAATGTCAGGATGATCAACCGGAAGGTATGCTGCAAATGACCCACGTCTAACACTTCCCTGTGAAATTACACTCATTAGACTGTCATAAAGCTCCATAAAGTGAACAGATCCTGTTGATTCACCGCCTGATGAGATTGCGGCACCTCTTCCGCGAATTTTACCAAAATAAGCAGATGTTCCACCGCCAACAGCAGTCATAACACCGATCTCAGATACCTTTTCGAGAATACTCTCAATAGTGTCATCAATACAGCTTCCAAAACAGCTTATTGGGAGAGCTCTCGATCTACCAAAATTAGCCCAAATCGGAGAGCTTAGGCTATACATCCCTTCCTTCATATAACCAATAAATTTCTCCGCAAATCCTTTATAAAGGTATTTTTCAGCTGTGTTAGCAATTTCTTCAATTCTTTGTTCAGCTGTTTCACCATCTATAAGGTATCCGCGACTAAGAAATTTGCGTGAATCTTTGTTTAGCCAGTAATAATCGTGCGTATTTGTCATTTAAAAAATTTATAATATGTTGTTCGACAAGAAACTATTTTAATCATTGAATAGAGAGTCTTCATCAAAACATTGATTGTGCTTTGCGTATTCTACAGGACGCGTACTAAAAAAATCGCTCATATTATTGCCTAATAATTCCTCATCAAACCAGAGTGTAGGCTTAACGATTTCCTTATCAACTTCAAAAGCAGTCGGGAATCCAATCTGCACTAGAGATTCATTAATTCTCTTCTTAACAAATTCTTTAAGAATAGGAGCTGATAGCCCTTCCTCACTTACACCATTGACCATCCAGTCAATAATCTTTGATTCTGCTTCAAAAGCCATCCCAGCCTCCTGAACAATGCGCGCAATGAGCTCTTCATCAAACAGGTCGGGATGCTCTTCTCTGATTGTATTGATAATTTTGATTCCAACAAGGGCATGAATGTTCTCCTCGTTGCGCGTATACTTCACCTGCTGGTCTGTGTCCTTAAGAACGTTTTTAAAGCGTGCATACCAATTAATAACATAAAACTGTGAAAACAGACTGACATTCTCAACGAATAACGTAAAGAGAATCAATGCATACAGGTATTGTTTTTTTGAATCTTTATAGAACTTGTGTGTATACTTTTTAAGATACTTTACTCTTCCCTCAATCCACTCCAGCTTAAGATTTTCCTCAAAAATATTTTCGAGCCCGAGAACTGATATAAGTCTTTCATATGCATTATTGTGAATGACCTCCACATTAGCCATTACATATCCGAGATCCTGTAATGAAGGGTGAGGTAGATTGTCTCCTAGCCTGGCCCAAAAAGTTTTTACTGCAACTTCGATCTGACCAATAGCTGAAAGAGTTCTAATAACAATTTCTCTTTCCTGTTCTGTTAAATTTACCTTAAACTGTTGAATATCAGATTTAAATGAAAACTCTTTATCTGTCCAAAATCCTGCATGCATTGAATCGATAAATTCATCCGTCCAAGGATAGTTGTTAGGTTTGCGGGAGATTTGTTCATCGAATATCATAAATTAGCAGTTGTTGTACATAGTTTGAGTGTGATTATTTTATACTGATTTTAGCGCATTGCTACTTTTACTTGTTGCGCTTATTCTTTGGAAGCGGTTTCCAATCAGATCCTCCGCCGGGAGAATCCCCCCACTTCTTACCTCCTGGAATAGGAGCGTTTTTGTTTGTGAGATTTACTTCAGCTTTAAGATTATTGTTTTCCTTTGTCTTAACAGGCTCAGGTCCGTGAATCTTACTTTTACGCTTAACACTATCAGGAACTGGACCACGATTAATTCCATCATCTTGAAGCTCGAGTGATTCAATAGGAACAGTCATTGGATTTCTATATAAACCAGGAGCGTATTCAATGATTACATCAACAAAGATATGATCAGGAGACTCAGTGCCACCTCTATAATTCTGAGTTGTTGTTGGATAGATGCTCTTAATTGCACTAACGCGAAGAGTAAGATCAAAACTCGGCTCAGACACTGTTTTCACCATTTCGATGAAATTAGCCGCCTTATTTTTAAAGAAATCTAATTTTAGAGCATCTTTGCGGAATTTAACACGATCTCCGATAAGAAGACCACCTTGTTGGTATCTCTCAAGGAGATTTTCAAATAAAACGTCAAAATTTTTATTCATATTTGCTTGTAGTGTTATTATTTATGCGGTCAGCAACTAAATAATAGAGAAGAATGGCTATCAAGATAAAAAGTTTAGAGAAGCTTGCAAACTCTTATACGCAACAGCAACACATATATCAAGATCTTACCTTAGATATTGCACAAAATAAAATTGTAACAAGAGGATTTCCATTCCCGGTTCCAGGAAAAGATATTGAGGTAAGTCTTGATTACGCAGCAATTAGAAACTCTCTTACAAACTTGTTTAACACAATTCCTGGCCAGAGATTCTTATTTCCTGATTATGGCCTCGATTTAAGACAATTTTTATTTCTACCAATTACACGAAGCACTGCTCGACTAATTGGTGACAGAATACATGAGTCTGTTTCAAATTATGAACCTCGCGTAAATATAATTAACGTTAACGTTCAGTCAGATCCCGACAACAACAAGTACAACATCAGTTTGATAATGAGTTTTCCGACATTAAATACTACTAATACAGTAAACTACGCACTCGATATTAAAAATCAGTCGTTTATACTACTACCTTCTAACTAATGGCTATTACACCACAGCAAAATCAATTTAATGTTCCAGCCGGAGGATATATTGCATTTGATGCAATGTCTCTTCGTCAAATTATCGTTGACAGATTAAACGAACAAGGAACATTTACAGACCAGAATTTCGTTGGTAGTAATTTGTCATCGATTATTGATATTATTTCATTTTCGTACAACACCCTAATTTATTATCTAAACAAAACAAGCACAGAGTCAATGTTTACAGAAGCACAGCTGTATGAAAACATGAATCGTATTGTTAAACTTCTCGATTACAACCCAGTTGGTTTGCAGACATCAACGCTCTCATTTAATGCGTCAGCACAAAATGTTGGAATTGGACTATACACCATTCCGCGATATACATACACAAATGTTAATAGTATTGCATTTTCATTTACTGAAGACATTACTTTTGCAAAAACAACAAATTCAAGCACATTCGAGGCTCTTACAAATCTATCTCAAGAAAAATTTCTCTATCAAGGAAAATATCAGGAATATCCTACATACACAGCTGCCGGCGATAATAATGAAATTGTAATACTCAACACATCATCTGTGCTTGTTGACCATTTCAATATTGACGTGTATGTATACTCCACACAAGACGGAAAATGGTACCAGTATTTTCCTACAAAAAGTTTATACCTTGAGTCAAGCAGTGATGTAAAATATGAAATTAGACTTAACGGTAATATGCGTTACGAAATTAAATTTGGTGATGATATTAATGGAAAAAAACTCAATGTAGATGATAAAGTTGCAATATACTACCTTCAGAGTGACGGAGTGAATGGAATTATTGGACCAAACGCTTTAAACCCTCAAACCACAAAACTTGTCAGTCTTAATACATCACAGCTTACAAGCATATTGAACGACACTGTAGGATCTCAATATACATTTTTAAACAGCTCACAAATTAGTAATGTATTAAGACTACAAAATACATCAAGCTCAACAGATATTCAAGCTCCTCAAACTGCAGAAGATATTAGAAAACTTGCGCCAACAAATTTTCAGAGTCAGTACAGACTTGTTACAACAAACGATTACGAGACATTTATATTAACAAATTTCGCAAATTTGATATCACATGTTAGAGTAATTAATAATACAGAATATCTCACAAACTACTTAAATTATTTCTATAATCTAGGAATAAATCAGCCGTCCCTAACTGAAAGAGCTCTTATTAACCAAGCCTTATATGCAGATAGCTGTAATTTTAATAATGTTTATATCATATCAGTTCCTCGATCCACGAGCAATAATTTTAACTATCTAACACCAGCTCAAAAGCAGTTAATATCAACATCAATTGATGCATATAAAATTACAACGACGGAAACAACATTTATCGATCCTGTGTATAAAGCTTTTGCTCTTGGTGTTCAAAAATACGGATCAGATATTAATCCGATAACTGATACAAGTTGTGTTCAACTACAAATTACAAAATTAAAAACATCAGCAAGAAGCAATCAATCAATTATTAGCGATGTTGCTAGTATATTTGTTCAATATTTTAATAGATCAAATTTGTCCCTTGGACAAACAGTTGATATTAAATCTTTAACACAAAGTATACTACAAGTTGATGGAATTGCATCATTTGTAACTGCTCGTACTGACATAAACAATGCAGTAGTTGAAGGACTGTCAGTATTTGTATGGAATCCTCTGTATCCAACACGAGATGCAATAGCAACAACTAATAATGTTACACTAAATCCGTTTGAATATCCATTCTATAATAATTTGACACATATATCAAATTATATTACAGTTACAAATTAAAGTATGTCTATTGATGCACAGTTTACAGTCTCACCGGCCACTGGGGATGTATATGGTACCCCCTTTGTATTTACTAATACAACTACTGGTGATATTAAGAACATTGTATGGGATTACGGTGATGGAAATATAGAATACGGAACTCAAAATCCGACGCACATATATAATTTTCCTGGAAAATACGCCGTAAGTCTATCAGCGTTTGATCAAATCGGTAATATCTCAACATATCAAACATTTCTTTCAGCAGATTATGTTTATAGAGATTATATTAACTTTGCGCAGTACCCAAGCGACTTTTCAATTCCAGGAGAAACTACATCGCAACCATTTGTAATTTCTGTTGTATCAGCGCAAATTGATCAGCCACTATATGTGCAGCTGTTTGCTTGTAATTCACCGTCACAGCCAGAGATATTTTCACAAAATAAATGGAACTTTTTAACTCCTACATGGAACTTTGTAGATAAAAATGGAAGTAAGACAGATCAGCTTCTAATTGATACTGTAAACCTATATAATTCACTCGGCAATGTGGTAGGCCTTTCTGGTACAGGGATGTTTTATTTTAAAGATGACGTCAGCATTGGAAATCCAGTTAACAACTGCCCTCTTATACTCGTTGCAACACTACAGACATCAGCTTTTCACGTTCCCACTGAAACAAATATATACAAATATCCAAGTTACAGTAACACCACAGTGTCGCGTGCAGCTCTTGCTTGGCAAATTTACGACTACAGACCTGATTATCTACGAGTAACAGGAAATTACATTGACGACATATCTAAAAATAAGTGGCAGGGAGTAAAAATTCCTGTAATGATTACAGGTCACACTGATAAAAGCAAAAGATACACAGGAGTTACGTCTACAAGCAGCGGAATACTGTTTAATTACCCGTCATCAAATGCAGCTGGTATTCTTAACCCTGTAACACTAACATTACAAACAAATACGATACCTAATCTATCTGCTTCAATTGACGAAGCACCTTTATATTTTCAGCAAACAGATATTAACGGTTACGACTCAGGTGGATATATATTTACAACAGTAACGCCGCTTGCAACTGCAAATAATGTTACAATTACTGCAAGTCTTAGTACAGATGAAAACGCGCAGGTAGATGAGTGGGAATTTCCGTATCCTGCAGGATACGGAGCATCACCAACCGGATGGATTTCAAATCCTGAAAATAAAAGCATTGTAAAAGTGATTTCAATACCATATCCAGATAATTGCACTACAATCAATTACTATAAGCAAAATGGAACTCTTATTGATACAAGAATGACACCAGTTGATACTCCAATTGGAATGGGAAGCACTTTTAACTATCAAACATCCGGGTATTCCGGTGTGTATAGTATGTCTGTATTCCCCGGCGACAATAGTGTCATTGCAACTGATGCAGAGCTTGATACATTATACAAATTTTCAAGTGTTGGAAATTTAATTTCAAGCGTCTCGCTTTCAAGTGTAACATTGCTTTTACCTCTTACGGCAGGAGCAACCCCAGCATATGCAAGCGTTGATCTCGAAGGGAGTATATGGGTTACGTTATATAACAGTGTATCAGTTTTAAAGTTTGACAACAATTTTAATTTATTAACTGTCGCATGCCCAACAGGAATACCAATTGGGCCACTATCTTTCGATGACGATATTTTAAAGCCGGCCGCTGTTGAAACTGATTCGAATAATAATGCATGGGTAACATACACCCACCCACTTTGCAGTCTATTAGTAAAATACGATACCGCTGGCAACACTCTACTTGAAATTAGTCTCGGAGAATATTCATCACCCGTTGGTCTTGCAGTAAATAAAAAGAATCAGGTTTGGGTTGCAAATACATACAGCACATATTCTTCAGGAGGAAGTATAAACCTGTTTGACACAAACGGCGTCCTTCTAAGCACAGTTACAGGATTTTCAAGACCTGGATACATGACACTTGACAACAAAAATAATTTGTGGTTTACTCATGGTGTAAGAAATATTGCATATGTTGACCGAGTAACAGGTGCGTTGTCATCATGGTATATACAACAAATACCTGATGGTGAAAATACAGCAAATACATTTAGATCGTTTAATGACTCAACAACAAATTCAATAAATTATCCGTATCTTGATCCTGCATTTGCAGCCTCACAAGATGAAGAAATTGGTGGATTAGCATCTGATTGCTATAATAGGCTGTGGGTTATAGATTCTGTTTCAAACAACACATATATTCTTTCGGCAACACCGTCATTTACTCTCGGCACAGTAAAATATTTTAAAGTTCAGCCGTGGACAAGCGTTGGTTATATAAACGATCAGTACAATACATTTACATATGCAATTACTGCACCAGGGATGAAGTCAGCGCAAGCAGTAGGCGACTGGACAGGAAATAAGTGGTTTCAAAAATATGCAAATTTTTCGGGAGTAATATCAGGTGTTTCTGTTCCGTTTAATATTAGTAGTTTTGATAATCCGTCTACATTTAGAACAGTGAATGAAAGTTTTGATACTGCAGGATATTATAAAAGTCTTGCTCTACCTGAAAATCTACAGCAAAACACAAATTTGTTTGATTCGTTTCTTGCAGCAATTGCAGGTACTGGTGAGCCAGATCAATATGAAGATATTGGACAAAAAATATATGAAAGAATTGCAAACTTCTTACAAAATCACAACGATGTTGATACTTGCAATATTGCACAGCTAATATCTCTTGCAGAATCTGTAGGTATTACTGTAAATAATTTTTGTGATGTGTATCCTGCTGAAATTTTAAGACTTATTAATATTGCATCAATACCTCGGGCAAAACTCTGGGGACTTCAAGATTTAACGCCTGTCGCGACACAAACACTATATCAAAGTAGAAACAGCCAACTCAATACACAGACTGATTATGTTACGGCTGGTTCACAAATATATCTACAGAGCATATTTGATCAAAATATGGTACTGACAACTGTTCCGCAAATTCCAGAATACAGTGCAATATATCCTCTGTCATCATATCCTTCATATGGCTTAATTCCCCCAGTAACAATAAATTATAAGTTTTATAATTATAAACCTGTTTTCAGTGGCGAATTTATTGAGAGTATTGTTGATTGGAACAGCCCTTATACTACAGTTAATATGAATTTATCAACATCTGATAATATCTATAATGACGGCGGTCTTATAGAAACAATGTTTAACTACCTATTAACAAAAAATATAGTTGATAAATAATAGTAGTGGAAACAACAACTCTCCAACAGCTAGATAA